TCTAAGAGTGCTTTTTCTTCTTCAACCTTAGCCTGACCCATAACGGTTATTTTTCTAAATGTGGCATGGTCCTTATTTGCAATATCTGTTAAGTTTTTTTTTGCAAATGCAAGTTCATACCATGTCAGGATATTATGATAGTCTGAAATAGTTAGTTCTACTTCAACACTCATTTTGGATATAACACCTGCACATCTGTTGCTGTCGTATAGTTAGGAACACCTGTGCCTAAGCTATTATCGTCAACTGCTGTAAATTTCCTAGTGACTACTTGTAGATCCTGTGTCATGCCCTCTTGATTCTTAATGAAATTTCTGCCAATGAAACAGGCCAATAACAATGCCATGACCGTATCATCATGCTCGTTGCCTTCTGCCCTGTAAGATACATTTCCAGCTTCCGTAATAATTTCTGTAAAAATTGATATTTGTCTTTTGAGTTCGTCTATTTCCTTGTTGCTGTTCTTAGGGAACTTGATCCGGTTATTTTGTAGCATCCGGGCTAACCATAAAACCATCTGATTCTTAGGCATCACACGACCTGTATTTATTTTTGATTGGTCCTTGACTTCTCTTGTTGTAAATATTGGTATTACATTTGGGATCTTATGTCTGTATTTTAATTCTTCAAATACATGCTCACCTGTTGCATTAACTTCTAAAGCATAATAATCAAATGGTTTGTCATAATGAATCCCTGCAATCATATTTTCAACGTCAAGATAATTTCTGCCTAAGACAGTTTTAACACCGATAATATAGACATTATCCTTTTTAATTTCAATTCCTACAAATGCAAAACTATCCCTTCTTTTGCCCGGATCTAAACCTGCAATTCTCATGGCCTTGCTTTGATATAGTGTGTAATTTCATCTAGTAAGTCTTGCTGAACATCAAGTATTTTTTTTATTTTTTCAATTTCCCCTTGCTGAAATTCTATTACTTTGCCTAATGTTTCAAGCTGTCTTGAATTTGATTCCTGTGCTGTGGCAATCTGAAATAGTGTCGGTAAGTCATTTATTTCCATATTCTTCAACCTCAAAATCTTCTATCGCCTCGTCTTTAATAACACCAAATATCGAGGATCGTGCCGAAGTGAACTGACATCTGTATTCCTGATCTGTGTCTATGTCTGTGCGCTTTAATTCTTCATCCATTTCCTTATTGGTATAAATCCATCCAACAGCGCAGGTATAATCATACTGTATTTTCTTATAGTCATTCTGTCCATTGGCAATTTCATAAAAGAATCCACGCTGACCTTTTGGCGTACTTACTAGGAATACATCAGACCTGTTAGTATGCAAGATAGGTTCAATGGCATCCAATACAACTGAATCATCAACCAATGCAAAGTGTGCTGCTTCATCAACCACTATTGCCCGGATCTTTGTTTCACCACGTATGGCTTCTGAATTGCTAGGTTTCCCCTCAATCTCTGTTCCGTTCTTTAGTAAAATATTCAGGTCATGCCGGTCATCCTTGACAGTAGGTCTGATTTCATTGAAAAGCATCTTTAACCTGTTCATCACAGTTTTGGTAGTCTTTTCCCTAGTTCCTGCAATGATCAATATCTTACCACCCTTGTATTTGTGGAAACAATGGTACTGTACTATTCTTAATACGATTTCTGTAAGGCCTATCTGTCTTGACTTATTGATATGAAATTTTACCTGTCTGTTAACCATTGATTGTTTTGTCAGGTCCAGTTGATGGGGCATAAATTTCATCTGTTCATTTGTTGCCGGATGCTTAGGCAAACCGACTATATGTGAGAAACAGCATTTTTCTTTGCTATTGGCCTGTCCACAAAAAAACTTAAGCTTCGCTAAGTCTGCTGTAAGATCGGCTTCAACTGAATCGTGATCAGCTTTAAGGGTTGGATATATGTCCTGAATCCTGTATGTTTTTGTTCGCATCTGTTTCTATCACTTCTTGACTTGCTGAATAATACACCGATAATAATGGTTGAATACTAACAATCGAATCTAAGATCCTTTGCTTCTTTATGGGATCATTTGCCCGGTGATAGTTCTGCCATGAGAATTTTAGTATTGTTTCTAATTGGTCAATTCGTTCTATATGCTGTTGCCATAATCCCTGCTTTTGTAGTTCAAATTTTCGCTTGTCTGTTGTGCTTTTTAGAGTGCCTTTAATCCTGTAAAATGACCTGACTTCCATTGGTTTTTTCTTGTTAGTCTGATGTGATCTTATCCATGCAAGTGATTCAGGCTCATTAAGTTTCATGATAATGGTCTGCATGACCAAAATTTCACTGTCATTTAGCGTCATTTTTTATTCGTAATTTGACAGTTTTACTGTCAAAATAGAACTAATATGAATGATCTTGATAGATATGATTCATCAGGTCTTGCCTGTTCAAAAACTCGCTGTCACACTTAGGACATTTTTGATGATGTTTGTAGTTCATTTCCTTTTAGCAAAAATCCGGTTATTGGGCTTGGTGCTTTCATAGGTTCTTTTGTATCTACTTCTAACCATTTTACACGCCCTAATGATCGTAATTCAGCACCTGCTTCTAATAGTAAATTTACATAACTTTGAGTAGGCAAAGTCAAAAAACTGGACCTGCCTTTTTTCTGTTCTGCAATAGCCTTTCGTGCAAATGCTGTTGGACCATATTTATGATCGCTGTCTTTGCGCCTAAAAATAGGATTAACATAATTCATGTTTTTCCAATCTAATTCTATACTGTCATAATTTTCAGGCTTAGGGCATGGACATGGATCAAAATCAAAATTAAATTCCTTATGCAATGATTTGTATAATTCAGGTGGTGTTAGCCAATATCTATTCATAAGGATGAACATTCTACTGCATACTTTGATATATGTTTCATCAATACCGGTGGAACTGAATTTCCCATTCGTGTAAAACCGTCATTTCTGCTTGTAAATTTAAAGTTATCAGGAAATGATGATATTCTTTTACATTCCATTAGTGTCAGGTATCTCTTTTCTTTTGGGTGTGATAACTGATGGCTATGGCATATTACTGTTGGACTAGGCTCATCCCATGATAATTTCTGATGTCCAAAATATAATCTTCTAGGATGGTATTTGGATGCCGATTCACCGGGCTTCATTACATCAAATGCTACTAATGCTGTCTTTGCATTTTTGTTTGAAGGCAATGATTCTAAGATTTCTTCTTTGGTAGGTTTAAGGTCTGCTGTGGCCTGTCTAAATGTTATTTCCCTATGTTTCATCAAGGGTTTCCAACCCTTAAAGCAATCCTTCCTAATGCCGACAAATACAATTCTGCGTCTTATCTGTGGAACGTCAAAATCCTTTGCATTAATATCTAATACCTGCACCATATAGCCTAATTTTTTCATGGTCCTTAAAATTTGATTAAAGTAACCTTTTGCCTTGCCACAAATCAAACCCCTCACATTTTCACCAATGAATATTTTTGGCTTAAGTTCCCGGATTAGCCGGATATATTCATCAAACAGATCATCAGTTCTTTGTGCCTGTGTTTCTGATCCATGCAGATAAGATCTGTTCCAACCCTTTTCCCTTAGACCTGTCATTGAAAACGGTGTGCATGGTGGTGATCCGTCAAGTATGTCTAGTTCCCCTTTTTTTAATCCGGTTTCTTTTAGTATCTGCTGCCCGGTTATTTCCCTGATATTTTTCTGTATGACTTTGGTTTTAGGAAAATTCATCTTGTATGTCTTGACAGCATTAGGCTCAAAGTCTGTGGCAAATATGACATTAAATCCTGACATCTTATAGCCCAATGATGATCCACCACATCCTGAAAATGTCGAAACTACTTTTACCAAGAGTAACCACACTTAGGGCACTTTGTTCCGGTTTCAAGTTCTTCTTCTATTGTGGGAACTTCTGTCTGCAAGATCTTGTCAAGGTTCATTGCTGTGTTAAATTCTTCTTCCGGTCTTGCTAACAGGTCTGCAAACTCGTTAAGTTTTCCTGCCTTACTGATAAGGTGATATTCCAATGTATCTTTCTTGAAGTCATGCTCACCACGCAGTTTGTTCATAATCTGCCTAAGTATTTTTCCATCAATCTTGTCTGCCTTTATCACATAAGCCGGGATGTTTTTTTCACCCAATGATTCATAGATCTTGACCCTGTGTTCACCGTCTAAAACTTCCAAGTTCTCATTCAGGATTACAGGCGCTAAGTAACCAAATTTTTTCATGCCCTTGCTAAGTGCTGCCATTTGTTCCGGGCTAACCGTATTTGGATTAGTATTGTCAAACTTGATATTGGAAATTGGTACTTTTTTAACTGTAAATTCTTTTACCTTCACATAGGCACAACTGTGACTAGGCATTAGAGAACTAATTTAAAAAAAAAGAAAAGGGGGGATTAGATGTTATTGTATTATTGGTTACGATACATTAACCCATTTCATCGCTGTTCGAAGTAAGTTGTCGTAGTCGCCTGATCTCATTTCTGTCATACATTCATCAATTTTCTTTTGAGGAATGTTAGCTTTTTTCAAGGCTTTGCTTACTGCACCAAGAATAGCAAATGCGTTACCATCTTGACCAACTAACTCGACTTCCACTTCTGGATATATTGTACTCATTTTTTTGCTACCTCGTTTTTGATCTCTGGAATTTTGACATTTGGTTTGGCCTGATACTTGTCTAATACTGCTATTGCACTTTCAAACTCAGCATCAGATTGGTGAGAACATTGAACACCTATTTCATTAAGTTCAAGAGTGGTTTTGATTATTGCCTTCTTGACTTCTGCAATGGTTGTGTCCTGATTTTCTAACACTTTGCCTGATTTCTCGTTTGCCTTTTCAAATGCACCTAAAACTAGGTTTTCACTTGAAATGGTGAGTATTGCCATACCTTTTTTGTCCTTCCAAGATGTCATTTCAACCTTGACTTTCGTCTTGTTGAAGTTATCATCGTAGTTCATTAATTCTAATGTATAAACAACTGTTAATAAATACGTCATTAATGAAATGGCCTGTTAACAGGTTTTTGTTTCAGATACAACACAGGTTACAGGAACATCAGGATTGATAAGTGTGCCAAAACCGTCTATTCCATAAATCCTAATTATCATATTCAGATCCCGGTCTTTTACAGACTTTGTTGAATTGGTAAATGTGTTCAGTTTGCTATACATGATTGAATCATCTATGCAGTTTAATCTCTTATCATTGCAGTAAAAATGTTCCAAG